CTATCTGTTGCACTAGTTGTAAATTGTGTTGACGTCATCGTGTTTGTTTTAGAAATCTTTAAAGATCTATCAGATTCCTCTTGGAGAGCCTGGGCTATAAAGGTTAATCTATCTAATGCATTTTCATGAGATGTTGAGGCAAAAGTATCATTCTCGATATAATCTGTACCCTGGGTAAGGGTAAGGTTTCTTCTTAATAAAACAGTTTCACCAGAAGCTGGTCTGTAATCTGTTGTTGAATAATGAGCATCTGACGATGTGCCAGTATTAAACTTAAATAAAACATTACCGCCAGAATCTGTTCCAGCGTTAGTAACAATATAATGTGTGTTAAGGCTCTTTACTGTCTCAGTTCCAGTTGAAGATCTTACAATAACTTCTATATCACCGCTTACAAAAATCTTAAATCCATATGCAAAACTGTGATTGGTTCCATTGCCAGTATAGGAATTGGTGTTGGTGGTTGAACTAACCGTCATTATCTAGCTCCTCTAACATATTCTTTATCTCTTCCTTCAACTGCAAGATATAAATCTTCATTTTCTGGTCTAGCCTTTAATATGGCAAATGCAGCTTCATAAAAATCATCTTCTATGTTTGAAATTTGTTGTATTTTATCTTTTCTAGACGCTTCTAAATATTCAAATGTTGTCATGTGTTGAGACAAATAAGTTTGAAAATTTACTGGTGAAGCTCCAGGCAACAACGATAGTTTTACAGCATTTTCATTTGTTGGATCTTTTGCAATAAAGTTTAATTGACCTCGTCTAGCGTTATCTAACTGAACTCCAGACATACTCTTTTTTTCATCTTGTAGAGGCATACCAATTTTAATTAATTCTTTTTGCCAAGGCTTCATTTCTTCACCATACGAAACAGCAAACGGTGTTAATATATTCCACCAGGATTGAACTGGATTGACACTAGCTGGAATGCCAGTTTTTAGCTTGTTTCCTAAAACGTCATATCTTACCTGATACTCTTCCTCAGTTTTTTGCCACCAAGGGTTAGTTTTCATTTGGTCTTTCCACACTAACACTGAAGCATCCCAAAATTCTTTCACTGCTCCTTCATCTTTTACAGTTCCAACTAATTGATAAGGAATTTCATCTAAAGGTTTATCTGTTAATAATGAATCATTATAAATTTTATTAGCATCTGCTTCAGTGTAATAACTTATAGGAACTGATGATTTATATGATTGAGGATCATTAGCTTTATTAACTGCTCTTAATGTCGCTGAAAATGGAACTGGCAATACACCAGTCATATTAGACATAGGACTTCTAGCTAAAACTCCCCAATCATCATCTTCCATTGATTTAAAAAATGATGACATACCTTGAAGAAATGGTACTTCTTTAAAGTATCTAGTTGTTGCTGCTGTGCAAGCAGCTAATAAATTTTCTCTATCGACCTGGTTAACCACTCGCTTTCTTCTTTCAGCACAATCCGCACCTATTCCTATAAAAGCTGAGACTGGCTCTAAACCAGAATAATTTATATAAACTAACTTTCCATTTGGATTGCCATACTTATCATAATAAGGAAGTTTATCTCCATTATCATCAACTGGGAAATCATCTGCTCTAAATACCATAGAATAAGGCTGCCAACCTGGTGGAAGCATGGCTTTTATTTTAGGATCTTTTGGCATGGCTCCAGTTAATCTACCATTATCAGCTAACTCATAAGTTAAAGCCATTGTTGATGCCCCAACAGCAAATTTAGTTAAAGTACGTTGCTGAGCTTCTCCGCCATTTCTACCCATAAGGTTGTCTTGAAGTTTGCCAGGGAAAATAGCTGTTACTAAAGTTAATGGGTGACCTTCAGCTACCATTTTAATGGCATTAGTTGGCGCTTTAGCAAAAGGAACTATTAACTTTCCAATAAAATTATTTTGTACTGCTTTAGAACCTTTACCAATTATACCAGTTAAATTTTCTGTTAATAGTGCTTTGTTTCCAGCGACTGACAGTTCCTCAACCACAGACTCTGGATCTAGCAAAACCATTAAAGCATTGTCATTTGCTGTGACTTCAGATGCACCATTCATTCTACTAATTCGTCCAGCTTTAACTGCTTGCTCGTATAAAGCTCCTCGCTCAACGATAAGGCGCCAAAAATCATCAGTAGATTGCAATCCAGCACCAGGTATTCTAATTGTCCTACCCATCCAATCTATGGCTTTGCCTAAAGTTCCAGATGTTCCTAGAAATTCAGAATCTATAGCGTTATAGCCTTCAATTTTATTTGTGCGACCAGCTGGTATTTCTGTAGTAGCTGTTTTATATGCTGATAACCAGGCATCTTTAAATCCAGTCATCATTCCATAGTTACGAGCTATAATGTCTTCAAAAAACAATCCATCAGGATTAGCCTCATTACCCATCATTTTTTTGCCGCCTCTAACAACACTCATTGCAGTAGCGCCAAGTAAATCAGTTAATTGGTTGTAAACAACAAAAGCTGGCGTAGCAAAAGCGTTTTTTAAAATTGTCTTGGTATTTGCGAGCATCCCATTAATATAAATCTCTTGGTATACTTTCCCAGTTTTAGCAAAAAAACCCTTTAAAACTGTTTCAGCAATAACACCTTTATCACCTGACTCCTCTGCCTTGGCAAAAGCTTTTACTAAATCTAATGCTTGAGAAGAACCACCAGATTCATCAAGTAATTCTTGAATAACAGTACCTTTATTAATTGGATTCCTTGTTCCAACTGGCTGTGAAAAAGCTTGCATTGCTCTGGCAATTTCAGTCTGAGCGCCTTTAGCTCTCATCTGCAACCCAGCATGAATTGCCATTAAGCGTCTAAATCTTAATAAGTTTTCATTAGAATTAGCGCCTGATAATATCTCTTTACTTAAAACAGACATCTTTTCAGCAGATGATTGCAGCAACATTCTCAATGCTGTCATTTGTGTGGCATTTAATGTAGTGCCAATTTTCTGTTTTAAAATAGTTTTAGTAAAGGCTGTTTCATTAGCTAAAAGCTCTCTTGCTTCTTCAAATGTTTGGACATTAGAAACTTTACCTCTTTTAAATTGAGCCGTTCCAGTTTCAATAATTTCACTTACACCATTAATAACCTCAAGAACATCCTCAGAAGAGTTCATTTTTTCAAAGTTAAAATCTATACCTTCATCAGTTTTTATAATTTTTTTCTCAGTCATCTCTAGTAAATCTAGAGCATCACCCTCATTTGCTAATCCTCTTGCCTTGTCAGCTTCTGCTAACTTAGCTGTGTCTGCAATTTGCTGTGAAACACCAAACTCATCATCAGCCATCTTTAACAAGTCTGGCTGCGGTGTTTGAAGCATTTCTTTAGGGCTTACCGCTACTTTATTTTGATCATTAAACCTTTTTAAACCTTCTGCGCTTAATATTTCATTGCCTAATTGATCTCTAACTTGGTCTGGTGATGTGCCTTCTGGTAATAATCTTGTTTCTTTTTCTGTTGGAACTCTTTTACCACCAGTAACGCTATTGTCTATTGGAGCATCAATAACTGTTTTAAGAAGAGAACTTAAAAAACCAGCATATTGAACATATTCTGGGCTATTTGGATTCTTGGACGCTGGAGTCAATACTCCCCCAGTGCGAGAAGCTTCCATTGCTTGTTCGTCAGGTAATGCCATAAATTTCCCATAAAAAAAGGCTGCCTAAAAGACAGCCTGACTATATATAGATACTACCAAATTCTAGGACATTTGGCTATTATTTTGTTTGGAACTCCTCTGGCAACTCAGCTTCTTCTTCAGCTGATAATTCACCAGGCACATCCCCCATGTAAGTTAAATCTAAATAATTTTCTCTAGTTAATGGTATATTGAATTTAATCATCATTTTTTTTATACCATCTTCATTCCCAGCTTGGGGCGTCAATTCCATTTGCTCTTTGTTCAATTCCATTTCTAACCTCATCTAGAGTAAGATTTCCATCTCTATATTTATACCATAATTTATCTATTTCTTCAACATTTTGTCTGCTTTGTTTAAACCCAGCTGGAAACAAGCCTCTTATGGCTTCCCAGGTAATAGATTGCATTTCTCTAGGCAATATACCTCTTTCAAGAGCTGCTCTTCTGTAAGCTTCAGCGTAAAGACCGTATAAACCTTGCACACCATTAACCGCAGAATTTTTAACTGCACCGTTCCAATCTGGTAACCTTTTCTTTATTTCTGGAGCTGTTCCAAAGTTATGATGAACTATAGTGCTGTTTCCAGATACTGGTCTTAATGTTGACGCTGCAACGGCATGAGTATCAATAGTTACATCACCTTTATTAGATTTTGGACTTATTATATTATTGTAAAAACTTCTTACTTTATGCTTATTACCCATCAAAGGTGTTAACACTTTTAAATCACCACCGCTTTCAAAAGAATCAATAGCTTTTGCAATCATACCTAAAGAGTTCCAGGCAATTTTTGAATCCACACCTTTGTCAGTTTTTACAAAATCTGTAAACTCACCCTCTGGAGTTAATGTTTTATATGATGGGCTGCTATTTGTTTGATCGTATATTCTTAACCACATTGCTTTTTCTGTAGATGTTTCTAACTCAGAAAGTTTTTTGTTTTTTATATAATTTAGCATTTCTTTATATTGAGGCTGTTTAAATATTCGATTAGCCACATTTAACATTTTATTATCAAATACAATGTCTTGCTTCTTAGACATAATATCTAAAACTCTATAACCTAAACTAGCATTCATAAACCAATCTTTTTGAGGTGATAAAGCAGCTAATACACCAGCTACTGAATTTGGTGGGATGTTAAATTCTTTTGACCAGTCATTTGAAACTTTGTTTGCACCATCATACCAAAGCTTTGACCTTAACCTTGTTTTCTCAGGAACCTTGTCATGCAACCAAATTAAATTATCTTTCATATGATTTATGTACGTTTCTGAAACTTCTTCTGGATTACCTTTAATTTCATCTAATTTCAGATTTGGGTAATCTTTGGTGACATTTATATTATGATTAAATATATCAGGATTAGATTTTATTTCATTTAATCCTATATTTAGATCTTCTGTTACGGCATTTTCAATAGAGTTTACAGCTGTAGGTAATCTAGTTGATATTCTGCCATCAGATAAATTATCAACTTGCATTACATTGTCTGCATTTTTAGCAACAGTATTAGGCAAAACTTCTTTAGCAGCCGCTTTTACGAGTGGAGTAAACACAGATCCTTCAGCATCATCAGAATATGTTACACCAGCTCCTCCAACTAAGGGAGTCACAGTTTTTGCCCAAGGAACAATAGATGTTGCACTAATAATGCCCTTAACTAAAGGAAGTATTCCTTCAGCTATCCCACCAGCTATAGTGCCTTCCATCATGTTTTTTAATCGTTTAGTTATTACTCCATCAGTGTCATGTTTTTCAAGAACACTAATAGCGTTTCTTGCCCAAGGCTCTAGTTTTTCTCTGTCTGTCTCAAAGTAATCAACCAAAAATGTTGCAATAGCTGGATCTTCTGGATTGATAGACATATAATCTGCAATTCCGCCCCATGCAAAACCTCTTACAATTGCATTAGCTGAACTCATCATTCCAACAATCTTAGCAGCTGGAACTGCTGTAATACCAAGCTTTGATACTTCCTCTATTAAAGTGCCGTATGTCTCATAGTTTAAAGGTTCATTAGCAAATTCATTTATTGGGTTTTTTAAAAAATTAGGAATTAAATCGTTGATAACACCACTGATTTTATTGACGGCATCAACATTCATTTCAGTACCCATGAATGGTCTATCACTAGCTTTAAAACCTAGAGTGTTTAATCCTGGCTCCACAATATATTCATTAACACCATCTACCACTGCACCAACAGTTTGAGCTATGCCAGTTAAAGCATTAGAGCCACCTTTATCGCTACCTTTTAGCATCCCTTTTATAGTGTCTTCACCAATTTTCGCTAATGTTGTATCCTGGTCATTTATAGCTGTACCAACAGTTTTTACACCTTCAGCAATCGTTTCACCTAGAGTTGGTTCTTTATTCCCAGCAACGTCAAAGTTATCCACTTCTGGGCTTTTGTATTTGCTATTCATAGAGCTTATAAAATATTGATCATAAGCCTCATCTTCACCAACAATATTGCCGTTTTCAAATGGTATAATCTTATTGCTTAATTGTTCCATAATTCAGCCCCTATTACACCATCATATTTTTGAAAATCTTTTTGCCATTGCAAAAGTCTACCATCAACAGCACCACGATTAGCAGCTATGTTTTGCGCTTGTTTATTTGTCAAAAATGTTAAAACATTTTTTAAGGTATATGGTTTATTCAAAGCATCAAATTCAGTTTTATATTTCTCAACACTTTTAAAGGCATTAATTTTAAGATCAAAAGTTGCTTTATATAGAGCCGTAATCTTAGCTGTATAAGGTATCATTAATTCTGTGCCTTTAGCTTCCACTTCAGCAAAAGTTGCTGCCAAGCCGTCTTTTATTCGCCAGGCATTAAACTCACTAGTGGCGGCTAATCTTAATTGATTTAGTGTCTTTTTAAAAGTAACATCTGAACTTGATAATTTATCAATACCAAAAGCAGAATTAATTAGGTTTTTTTCAACGTAAGCCGCAGCTTCAGTTCTTTCCACAGCTAATTGTCGTATCCAATACTTACGATCATCATCACTTAATTTAAGTTTTACGTTATCAATTTTTTCTTTAGTTAATAAATTATTTTGCGCTAATAACAGTAATTCTTCTGCTACGTCTGGATCAGTTTTCCTAGATTTGCTTTCTTCACTAGGATATAGCATATCTTGAACAGAATTTACGTCTGAAGGTTTTTCAAAATAACCATCATTTTTCAAAGCTTTAAAGTTTTCTTTTGCTCTAGCAACAGCTGTTGGATTATTTTCATCTACATTAACTATAGAATTATAAATTTTATTATTAGCGGCTAAATCCATTGCTTCTTTTGTTTTTTTAGCGTCTTCAACATCTTTTTTCCTATTATTTTCTAGCGTCCTAATCTTCTTAATAAAATCTAATTTTTCTTCTGGCGATGTTAACTCCCATACTTTAGCTAAAATAGGATCTACCGCTTTTAATTGCTCAACATCACCTTTTACTAAAACTTCAGTAACTGACATACTTGGATGGGTTTTAGCTTTAATAATATTTAGGCTTATACCAGTAACAATATTCTCTAGTGACTTCTTTTGCCTTGTTATAAACTCTTTAGATGTACCAAATGTTCCATTTGCAGCAAGCTCAGCAAACTTACCAGGCATTCCTTTATAATTACTAAAATCTTGTGGTTTATTTTTATTAAATAAAGATACTGCATGATTAGCATTTAATGCATTAAGCCTAACATCTGGCTCTAATGAGGTATCAGAAGCAATATTGTCATTATCAAAAATAATTTTACTTTCATTAATTTTATTTAACTCAAGGATGTAACTGTTATTAGCTTTCTTCCAATTAAGTATACCGCTAGACACTAATATTGAAGCTTTAGTGCCAAAGGCAGATTTAGCCAATCTACTGCTTAAATATGGTTGCTGTGTTCCAGCATTAATCATTCTACCTGATGTATACCTGGTATATGCATTCATCATTTCTTTTTTAACTAATTTTTCTGCTTGTATAGGATTTCCATTATTTTTATGCTTTTCTTTTATAGCTTCTATCTCAGCTGTAAAAAGAGGTAATGTTTCATTTACATCTGACGCTGCTTGTATCTTGTATTTCTCTTCACCAATTTTAAAGACAGTATCTCCAATATCGCTCATTGCTTTACCCATAGCTCCCCAGGCGTTAGGATTAGCTTGAGCTGTTAAAAAAGTACCACCACCAGCAGTTTTAGTCCTGGCTAGTCTTTCTGAATATATAGGAACTTTCATTTAATACCCTCTTATATGCTTGCCATAGAACCAGCAAATTTACCCATAGCTTGGAGCCTCATTGCCTTTGCCTGGGATTTAGCTTCAAATAGTTTTAATTGTCCTTGAAGCCTCATATTTGCAGCTTGGTCTCTGTAATCACCAGCTTCTGATTTAGCGTTATATTCTAGGTTATTTATATCAGCGTCCATCTCTTCAGCTGATTTCATAGCCACCTCTAAAGCTGTACCAGTTCCAGTCATGATATTAGCTTTATTATATTGAACTTCTTGTTGACCAGCCAATGTTTGATACTGGCTTCTAAACTTAACGATATCTTGCTCAGCCCTAAAAACTCTTAACTCAGCTTTTTGCTCCGCTACCTTTGCATTTCTGTCTGCTATTTGTTTATTATATCTACCAGCTTTAGTAATACCTCCAGCTGCTGCATTAGCTCCCATAAGAGATAACCCAGCTCCTATTGCCATCATAATCATTTAATTCACCCTAGCCCATCTAATATAATCACGCCCAGCTGGACAAAACTTTTCCATAATTCCCTCCTCTTTCATTCCTAAAAACTGCATCCATCTCCTGGAAGCTGAAAAGCTTTCTAATGTTGCTGCCTGGATACGATGAAACTTATGATCAATCATTATTTTATGCAGATGCCTTTTAAGTATTCTCATTGCACTTAATGGGTTTTCAGTAAGATTATGTGAGCCAATAAACCAGGCTTCTCCCACTCCATCCCATATTGGGTATATCCCACCAGCTGCAACTACCAAATTTTCTGTGACGCCAGTAAAGCTCATCTCAGGAACAACCATCCCTTCAACAAACTGACTTATTTCTATGCTAGGTCTAAAATCTTCACTATTGAGATCACCCTCTAGTATCTTATGAGCGTGAGTAGTCTCAAAATTTATTATGTTCATTTATCAAATACTGACAATGTTGGAAATATTGCCAGGATTGTCATTGGTAATGGTAAATCTTGAACAATTGTTATTGTCGCATCATCATCGTAGCCGCCATTAAACTCAGCTGTTTTATCACCAGTAAATAAACTTAATGCGGTATCCATGCTATCTGAACTTGATCTAAATGGTACTGTATCTAGTTCTGTTGAACTAGTGCCTATTTTCAAACCAACCGTTCTAAATAATCTTACAGTAACTTCACCAATTCTTTTATTCTTACCTTGAGAAGATCCCATTGCAGAACCAGCATCTATTCTTAAAGTTTCTAATTTACTTGTGAATGGTAATCCAATTTGAGCTTTCGTAACTGATCTGTCTAACGTAATAGCCCCAGAACTAACTGTCTTATTTGCATGAGCTGCGCCATCAGCTAAAATGGCAACTGACTGACCTTCCAGGTGATTTAACCCAGATATAGTTGTTGCAGCAGATCCGCTATAGGTTAATCCACTATCTACAAAAAAAGCATTACCAACATCTGTACCAAAATCAAATCCTGATAAATATTCTACATATCTTTTTGTGGCTCCATTTATAGTACGTTTGACTATAACCCAAACCTGGTCTTCATCTATATCACCAGGTATTGTTGCTACACTTTCTACAACAGCATTCCCAGATCCAAAAGCGCCGCCTACAATATGCCTATGCCAGGCAACCACTTGTTCTTCTCTTCTAAATGTCATACACGCTAAAACACCGTCAGCTCTTACAAGCCAGGCAACGCTGTCAGGCTCTTGCTGATACGCCATTTCTTCTATGCCGCCTTCAGTAATATGCTCAGCTAAAATCGTCATGTCAGGCGCTACATAGCTATCTGATTCAGATGAAAACGCTAATTCTCTTAGTTTCCTTTTGGCTCTTTGAATAAATAAAGTTGAGTTACCAATTAGTAATGGTTGTATTGGCGCAGAACCAAATGTGGTTTGTTGTTTAATCTGGGTATTTGTAGGTGTTAACGGCTCATCAAAACCTGACGCCCTAACCACAAACTCACCACCAGAGGTTCCAACAACAAGTTGTGAGCTACTAACTAAATATCTAATAACATTAACTTCATTAGATCCTATTGTGTATTGCAGTCCATCATCTGCATCTGTACCTATTTCAAAGTTTTCAAAATCACCAGACTGGCTAAAAAACATTGTTTGTGGTTGGTTTGACGTTCCAGCAAATACTAATCTTTGTTCATAAAATGCAACTGTTGATGGATATGAGCCAATAAAGAATGCACCTAATCTCCATTTTTTATCAGCCACTAATGACCCAACTAATGTAACATTATCTCCAGCTGCTTCTGACGCTAGATCATTACCAGGAGCAATGACTAATGTTGTGTCTGTTACGGCCACAACTAATAGATTAGTAAAGTTATTACTAGTAGACCCAGTCAAGGTAACCCTCATGCCTACCTCAAAACCTTCATCAATAAAATTGCCAGCTGTATCTTCTAATCTGTCATTATGCTCTAAACCAGTATTATCTGGATCACCTTCATGAAATGATATTGTGTTAGTTGCATATGTAGGCATCAACTCAGTTCTGCCATCTTCTAATTCTTGCACAGCTGCAACCGCTACTGTTGCACTTGTAATAGATGTAATTTTAGCAAATCCTTTATGAAGCTGGACTAAACGCCCTACATCATTTGATGTAAACAAACTAGCTGATGCCGTGATATTGACATTACCAGTTCTTCCATTAGCTAATAAAGTTGTTGTGGTTATATTAGGATCTAACATTGCGCCACGCTTTAGATCAACATCAGTAATGCTCCAGGAGGTATGACTTGACCTGGTTAATTTTCTTGGAGGATGGGCTGGATGGACTAAATACATAACATCTGCTGTTTGTGCAAACTTAACGTCAGGCACTTGAGCTGTTGTATATGTTGTTGTTAATTCAATTGGATTAGAGCTGCCGTCAACGATTTGACCGCCGTCTTTATAAAAGCGCATATAGTTATTGCCCATTTCAATAACGTAAACTTGCTCGACATTAAACTGAAAACGTATAAGTCTGGTTTTAGCGCTGCTTGTTTTTACTTCTGCTATATATCTAGTGCCTGGTCTTCTTGATAAGCCGCCATGAGGCTGCACTAAAAAGTTTTCTACAGTCGTAGCACCGTTATCATAACGTCCTAAATCTGTACGTCCAAATAACCTTTGTGTTAACTCACCAGCTGTAAAGTTTTGTTTTGCCGCAGAAACCTTCGCCATAAATTAAAACCTACTTGCTATAAATATATCACCTTCAGCATAAGTACGCTGATCCTGGTTAGTAATATTTTCTGGGGTTCCTTCTGTTGCATCAACAAACCTGGCTTCACGAATTTTAGTATTAAATTGTGTTTCCATTAATTGTGTTAATGAGGTGCTGTTAACTAGGCTATAAGATATTTCCATTGCCATTCTAGATGACAACGCTTCTATTAGCAGCTGGTCATATTCATTAGGATCTGTAATTCTAGCAATATATACAAGTTGTATAGTTGCATCATCACATAATAATTTTCTTCCTTCTATCTTATGTACAGTATCTGGATCTTGCAGCCTTAACACTCTAAGGCAATAAGGATCTGTAGGAAGGGTAAATTGGTTGGCATAATCAAAAGGCGGAGCTACGCTATCTGGTGATAATGTTTTCCTGGTCATTAAACAATTCCAGGGATGCGATCTAAAAACTGAATCCCTTACTAATGCATAACGCTGATTACAAATACGCCCAGCCTTACTATCTTCATTTAATGAGATAATATTACTAGCGCCAATCATGTTTAAAGCAGAATTACAAATATCAACTTCTGATGCCATAACTATTCCTTTTAAATAAAAAAGGGCAGCTGGAGGAAGCTGCCCTAATTAAGTTTATTTAATCAAGCACATAATACATTGTAAGCTCGATCAACCCAGTACCATTAGCACCAGCTAAACTTACAGTTATTGGAATGCCGTCTTTGTCAGCATCGACAACACTATTTTTACCAAGAGCTGCTGTTAAGCAACAACCCACAGTTGTAATAGATGTTGAAGCCGCAGCTGCTTTGTACTCATCAACGTCTAATGCAACAGCAGTTCCAGCAGCATTTGTATATGCCGCGTGTCCTACTGACAAAGTGGTTGATGAACCTAACGCCACATGAACAACTTCACCGTCTAGGATTCTTGCCCCATTTGGTAAGTTAAACATATGAATGTCAGATTGCTCAGCAGAAGCTGTATAAGAACCATAAGCAATACGGATTCTACCGCCTTGCTCAATCGTTTTGATCATACTAGATGGATCGTTTTGATCCCATTTAGTTTTTTGATCTGAGTAAACTGTACCCATTTTAGTCTCCTTCTAATTAAGATTATTCGTTACAAGCGATTTCCACTATTTTCTCTTCTTCCATTCTTGTCGCACCAAGAGTTTGACAGTAATAGATTTGAGTTGAATATGATTTATCAGCTCTTTCATCAATTTTCGCTGTTGGTTCTTTTCCAATAGCGACTTTCATTCCATCTGAAGCATAAGCAAAAACTTGTCTTGAAGTTCCATTATGCGGTAAACGGTTTGAACTGATGAACTTGAAGCCCATGAAAGAATCTATTTGTCCTTGGACTAAGCTTTTCACAGTATTAAAATCACTCGATGTTACCTGAGTTGTACCTAACAAATCTGACATTTGTTTTGGTGAAGCAACCAAATAACGAGGAATAGAAGGATCAACACTATTAGCGTCTAATATCTCTTTAGCAGATAAAAGCTTAGCAATAGTAAGACCAGCTGAACCATGAGCAATTTGCTGACCAGCTGGAAAGCTGACGCTTGTTGCACCTGATGCACCAGTTTTAGCTGTTCCATGCATAGCAGCAATAATAACGTCATCCATTGCTCTACCCATTGCAGCAGCCGCAGCTCTTGCATAAGTTGATGTTGGATCCGCTAACATTCTAATTTTGTCCTGGGAGTCAATTAGATCTGCATATTCATAGTCAGTCATTGTTACCATACGTCTTGTATGAGGTGTATCCATTAATGGCGTGTCACTATTTCTAGTAGTTCTTGCAACAGCAGCTGCAACTCCTACTTGATCAAAGAACGCTTTTTCTGCATTAACAGATTCTACGTCAACAGATGATCTTAATAATGATCCCATCTGCTGTGATAGCATGGCTATGTTTGAGCTAAACTGCTGCACAAAAGCCGTAGTTATAGTAGTACTCATTTGAGCATCTCCTTATAGATTTAAGATTAAGATTAAGCATCTGGCTATCTGAAAAACTACAGACCAAACTAATATTTACGTTTACTTAACGACCTTACTCAAAGGTTTGCGCTCAAGGGCTTGTGGCTTGTCTTGAGATTGATTAACCCACTTAAAGTAGGTATTTGCTAATTCTATTGGATCATTAATGTTATTCAATGACCCATGACTGACTGCTAACTTTAAGCACTCAAGTCTGACTATATTATCTTCCATTACAGCTCTCTAAGTCTTAATGCCTCATTAACATATTTCTCATGTTCTGGGTGGTGCTTATCCCAATAAGGCGTTCCAGGAGCCGTTAACCTGGTAACTTCCATTCCAATGTCAGCTGCACTTAAACCAGGTTGTGAATCTCTTCCGCTAAATTGATCTTCACCTAATCGCTCAGCTATAAATCCACCTATCTGATGAAATAACTTTATAACTTCTGGATTGTCACCTAGCATTTTACCGTCAGCCATTTGCATCTCAGTCAGGTCTGACATACCAAACTCAGCCAATACATTGTTAGCTTGCGCCATATTAGCATCAAACTTATCGCCCCAGTCTTTTCTTAGATCTTGCTCTAAGGTAACACGGTGGCTTTCTAAATCTACTTCACCAGCACCAGTTTCAACATTAGCTCTTTCACCATACGCCGCTAAAAGCTGTGACGCCTGGTTTTGAGACAATCCTATTTTATGCGCTGTTTCTTTAAACCATTGACCGTTTTCTTCTGCGCCTTGGTCAAAAGATAAATCATATTTATCCGCTGTTTCTGGTCTTCCTAATTTACTGTAAACTTGTGACCAGTCTTCTTCTGTTGCCCAACTACCTGGTATAGCCACTTTGTCAGCGCCAACCATCTTTTGAGCGTTAATGAGTGACTTAGCCATCCCATTAATATCTTTGTATGTCGATAAAGAAGGATCATTTCTGTAACCTTCATCAATATGCTGTCTAAAATCAAATGCCTGATCTTCAGACGTTGCTTGTCCAGCTTCCTCAACTATTGGGGCTTCTGGGGCATCCGCTACCTGGGCGTCATCCATTTTTTATTCCTTTTCTGGTTGTTTATTATTCATCATATTATTAATTAAAACTAAAACAGAACGCTGCCCTTCCTTGTAGACAGTTTCATCACTATTAGGCACATAGGTAGAATTATTCATCGAAAATCTTTTACCTAAGTCTTCCATAATTTTTTTACCGCTATCTGATGTAAAAACCTCTTTATACAAAACCTTTAATTGTTCTGGCGTCATTGTTCAGCTGCCCCTAGCCCACTTAAAATTTCTCCAATACCTTCTTGAGTTTCTGGAGAAGATCCTTCAATGGCTCTTAGAGCTGGTGCTGCATTACCAGCGGCTTCTGCTGTTTGCATTGTTTGTTGCATTTCAGCTTGTTCTTGCTGCTGAGATGCTCTTTGTTGTCTTAGTTCATCAACATCAGCTTTACCTCTAACAACCGTAGCTGGTACGTTAGTAACCTTAATAATATGCTCAGCCAGTCCATCAACATCCAAGAAATCGATAACAGAAGGATCTATTTGCATAAGAGGCTGTAAGAAGCCAAATAATTGCATTGCAGATTGAACATCACTTGATCTTTGAGCTTTAGCCATTGGTGATACATATTCAATATCAATGTCACCTGACTGCATAAATTCTGGTGCATTATCAAAAGCTTTTCTTTTCGATAATAAAGCAAATATTCTATTTATTAATGGATGCAGTAACTCAGCTTGCATTCTACCTAAAGCTGGTGACAACAATCGCATTTTTTCTTCAGTTCTTTGTATAACTTCAGTTGCTGTCATATTAGGGCTATTACCCATTATTAACTGATCAACATAAAACGCTGCTCTTATTGCCTGGCGTCTTTGCTCTAACTGCTCTTGCCCTATTGGATTATTGCCTCCAATATTTAATGGCTCAATTCTATCTCTACTACCTGATCTATAAAAATTTAAACCTCCAGGCACAGTTCTGACTGGCATATGAAAACCATCGTCTGGAACCATAAGTGGTGGATGTATATGTAATTGCGCTGCCCTTATAACAACTTCAGACATTTTATTAACCATTTTAACATCACTTAATGCTGACATGGCTACAGATCGTCCATAACCTTGGTTTTCAAATGAGCTTTTTAAATATCGTGGCACACAATATGGAAATTCATCATATCCGCTTTCAGATAAAATAATCTTTTCTTCTGGATCCATATATATAGAGGCAAAAGGTTTATTTTTATTATCTAACTTAACTGGATCTCTTTCTTCTCTTGGCATAACAATATGAAGTAACTTTACTTCTTCGTTAGGATCATCCTTGTAAACTTTAGCAATTCTTTTCCCAACATTTTCTGCACCAAATTGTTTTACAGCTGCCCTGGCTGAAATACGAAAGTCACGGTAGACGGTGTCAACACGACCCATCTCGTCCTCTGCAAGGTAACATTCAGATATATGTCTAGTGCTAAAACGTAAAACGCCATCATTATCTGTATCAACAAACATGACGCCAGTACCAAAACAAACTAGATCTGTATATAACTCATGGATAGCTTCATGAAAATTTGACCTGGCAACTTCACGGTACATTACATCTTCAGCTGTATGAAGCCATTCTTTAGCGTCATCATCTTCTTCAAAATTATCATCTGTATATCTAAGAGCAAACCAAGGTGATGCCGCATTTGTTAACATACCATGCAAACTAGCTGACATAAGTTCTGCTGCATGAATAGCTGTACCATCAAATATTAATTCTGTTCTTTTATCACCAGAGGTACGCTTTTTGGTAATATCAGCTTTCCTGGGAATAATATAATCTGCAATTTCTTGCCAATGAGATTCCCAGTTAGCACGATGTTTTTGCAAGGTGCTAAGCCTTTTCATTAATATGGCGCCCCTTTTGTCAGTATCACTACCAACTGTCTGGACGCCACTATACATTTCAGCCATTTATGTGTTACTCAACTTATTCTGACCAAGTAAACTTGGCTTAGATGTTGGCGCTTCTTGCAATAAACCAGTACCACCAGTTACATTAGCTGCTGCCTGACCTTTTTTTCTTGCCTGAGTATCAGCAGCTCTATCAGCTGTTTTTGTTTTAGCTGGTGTTATTGCTGGCGCTGGAGGTGGTGGCGGCGGTGGTGGTGGTGCTTTTGGCGATTTTAAAAAACCCATTATGCGGCTCCTATTTTTTCAAAGGGATTATAATCATTTTGCGCCATTAATTGTGGCGGTCTTGTATCAGCTACAGTTTCTTTTATACCAATAGATGTATATCTCCAGGCATCAGCAAAATGCGATGACCAGTCATGAACTGGAGAGTTTCTAAAGCTCCTGGTTCTTTCATTATACGCTCTATGGTACTGCCTTAATGCATCCAATAACCCTTTAGTCTTTTCTGCATCAAAATATGTTCTAGGTATTAATAACTGCCCAGCGTGGATACCATCCTCAACTGGCAATTTAGGAACAACCCTAAAATTAATTCCTAATGAATAAGCTATCTCTCTTCTGGATTTACCAGTACTCAATTCTCTGACTTCAATATCATGCGGTGCAAAATGATTGCCGTATAAATATTGTTTTCTTTGCAATACATCAACGTAATGAGGTAGCCCTTCATTTCTGTTTTCATAACAATCTATAACATGAACAGCCCTACCCACACTCTGGGTAAACACAATCGCCGTTGAATCACCAATACCTAGATCCCAAAAAGTATCAACCCTGGTTGTTGGGTCATATGGCACATTACATATTCGTCTGTCTTCCAGCGCCGCCTGGATCTCTTTTCCATAAATACTACCAGGAACATTAGCCACCCAAGAACACTCATACTCTTGAGCAAACTGATCAGCTGTCATTGTCTCTTTAGCGCTATCTAATTCTTCTTCATCAATAATACCAGTCTCACTCGACCTATGAATAGCCGTGTACCAGTCATCCCTATGAACACCATTCTCATACATCTCATAAAAAGCATTCTGCCCTCTAGGAGTGCCTACAAAATAACAAAACCCTTTTCTATCTGACAAAGCTGGTCGAATAATCTCAGGGAACACACTCTCTGGCATATCCGCAACTTCATCCATAAAACAGCCATCAAGATAAATCCCTCTCAAGCTATCTGGATTTTCAGCACCTAACAAACTTATCCTAGCTCCATTAGGCAGATCACATCTAAGCTCAGTCTCATGAAACTTAGCGGTGGGTATCTTCTCAGCAAACTGCTTCAAATAATCCCAGGCAACTGCTTTAGCTTGCCTATAAGTGGGCGCTAGATATGCATACCTTGGATTAGGCTTCTCACATAAAATAGCACTCCTCAACAAGTGATTTATAGCCATCACCGTCTTACCCATTCTACGATGACAAACAATAACGCCCCATCTATGCTTGTTTAAGTCATCATGGATCTTAGCTTGCAGAGATCGTGGCGTATAAGGAATGACGATGTGCATGAGTGTAAGAAACTCCTAAGATAGTATATATACGTTACAGAGCGGCGCCAGGTGTTTGGGGGGTATAGGGTGGTCGCTCCAGGAAAACGTCATAAAAAATGGACTAGACCTGGACTAATTATTTCTACAACGGCGGCTAGACTATACATAGCTTCAGATTCAGATTACCAGGTTACCGCCTAATGAAAGCGAAAAGATTTACCTGGTTGCCTCGCGCGCATAGCTAAGACAGACTGGATCTTATATATATACATCTAGTGC